CTGCTGTTACAGCACTAAATTTGCCTTGTATTTCGTAACGCTTGTTTACTGTTGTTGCTATATCTTCGCACACAGGGTCTATGTCAACGCTTGTAATGCTCTGTACAGCTATGTTAGAGTTAAAGAGTATACTTGCCAGCACACCGTTCCAACCACCATATATAACAATATTTAACGGTCTAACAGGTACAAAACCAGGTAACTGTTCAGTTAGCCATACTTTGCTGTTTACTTGCCCTTTCCAAAAACTTTCAAGTGTGCGATAGCGATCATCACTGTTACGGATAGCGTCCATCCAAAATAATACGTCTTGTATGTTAACTTTCATAGCAGACTCTCTACAGTTTTTCTTAATCCAACTATTAACGGTGTATAATCTGTAAACTCTGTTAAGGATCTAACAAGAGTCGTATTCGGACAACGGCGTTTTGCACTACCAACAGGACTAGGACGTATTTCAAGTTTGTCAGGATTGATATTCATAATACCCATTATTAGTTTTGCTACTACACTAATTTTAATTTCTTCCTGGATGCCAACATTTACAGTCAAGTTACTATGATTGCGTACTAACTCATCTGTCATTTTTACAGCATCGTCAATATAGCAAAAACTACGTGTGTCGTTACCGTTAATGTAATACTCACCTTGCTTGCAACGTTCTACAAACTCATTTATAAAGTGATCTATTTGTCCTGGACCGTATACATTAAAGTAACGTATGATAAGATACTCAAGTCCGCTATTAGCAACTAGGTTTTCGCCTAGTGCTTTTGGTATACTATAACTCCAACGTGGATTCGTAATGTTGTTAAACATAACCGGTACTTGCTCATCAGTTGGCACAGGGTAATAATCTTGATCTATTGCTCCATTAAATATTTCACAAGTGCTTGCAAACACAAACTTTGTATTGGTGTTTTTATAACGCTGAATAAGATTGATAGTAGGCAATGTGTTGTTAATTAATACATCTGTAGGATTTTCGTAAAACAATCGTGTACCGTTAGTTGCAGCTAAATGTACAACAACATCAAAATTTGGCATATGTTTGGTAGTATTTGGATCTGCTAAGTCTTCGCCTCCATATTTTATATCATAAGGCGTTACATTCTGTTGCTGTTGCTTTAAGTAGTCGTAATAGTGACTACCTATGAATCCGTGCGATCCAGTTACTAAAACTTTTCTTTCCATCCGTTATTTAACTCTCTAATATGTTTGAACCAATTTTGATCAATGTTGTGTTGATCTAGTGTTTCAATAAGGAAATCTAAATCCTTAGGTAAACACTTACCTCCAAAGCCTCGTGTTCCATCGTGTCCGGGAACTTCCATATATGTTTGGTCTTGTTGTATGTCTAAGTACATATCTAATACTTTATTATAATCAGCGCCGACATTTTCTGCTAAATCATAAAACACATTTGCAAATGCAATACGCATTACTGCAAAATTATTAGAATACATTTTAACTAGCTCTGCTTCTTTAGTAGAACATGTTTTAATTTCTTCGTCTTGTAGCCATTGCGGTATACTATTGTCGCTACCCACAACTAACGGACGTTTAAAGCAATCTGTATCCCAATATCTTTCACGCAAGAACTCTGGCATATAGATAATGTTACCTGCTTCTTTTTGTATTTGTTCACATGCTCCTAATGGTAATGTACTACGAATTACAATTTCTACATTTGCATTATGCTGTTTTAAATCTTTAATTTCATTAATTACTATATCAATATCTGTTTCAGTAATTGTAGGTATACAAATAAAAACGGTATCTGCTTCATATATAACTTCTTTTGGCATGTCAAACATTATATCATACACAATGGCCTTTGCATCTTTAAGCAAACCTTTGTGTGTAGCTTTACCTACATAGCCATAACCTAGTATTCCAAACTTATTCATACTTTCCTCTTTGGTATTTTGCTATCTGCACTACTTACACAAGTAGGAGTAATGCACTTAGATGGTGCTTTAAACAGCTCAAATCCTTCGTTTAACGTGCCTAAGGGTTGATCTTTACAACTATAACTGCGTTTAACTTCATTCTCACGTATAACGCAACCTTGATATCCTGCATTACATTCCCAACCCTTAAACTTGTTAAATCCAAAAGCATTAAACCGTTCTGCTTGATCTAATAGGTGTTTATTGCCATTTTTGTCAATAAGCTCTACTCCTAAAATAGGTATTAGTTGCTCGAATTCTTCTGGGATTCTTTGTGGAAATCCGGTTTGCATTCTTGTGATCTGGCCTTCAGTGTATCCATGTACCACGTAGGAGGCGGTTGGATCGGACTGGGGCTTGAGAGTGACGTTAATACCTCTGGCGGCAAATCGTTCAAGGCGTCCGTATAATTCTTCGAACATTTCCGGTACCATGACTTGATTAATTGTAACAAATGTTCCTCCTTTCATTAATTGGAGACATTTATCTCCAAATTCTTGTTCGTTTGCAAACTCTGCATGATAGCTTGCTGTAATACTTCTACGTTGTAGAGTACTAGTTGACTCTAACCATCTGTTCCACCATTTGCTTCCTGGGCTTAGATTGGTCGTCATGTGGATACTCTGGTACTTGGGTGCTGTATCACTACAGTAATGGTCTATAACCTCCCCAAAGTATTTATAAGCAGTTGGCTCGCCTCCGCTAAAACTAAAATGGAAGTCAGTAAATCCGTTATCACGAGCCTGTGCTTTAATATTATCTATTGTACGTGTATATACCTCTAAATCCTGGTGATCAGGAGTACTAGATCTAGCGTACGGCCAACAATACGAGCAGTTATAATTACAAAATCTAGCAAGTATCCATGACACAGTAAAAAGATCAGTGTTTAAAAGAGTTTTTTGTCCAAACTCTGTAATATCATCCCAAGGTATTTGTTGAAAGTTATTCATACTTGTTATTACTCTCATACATTAGGTTACTACATTGACGAGAACATGTCATACACTTGTCTGCACCATTCCAGTAATCAGATAATTTTTCAAATAGTGTTGTGTTTTTGGATAGTACACTGTCTTTACAATTAGGAATGCCAACATCTGCTAAAACTTGTTTGGTATTTTCAACACTTAGATTACGTAGTTCGTGTATTGGCAGTACTTCTTGTATTGGCTGTTCTAAATAATCTCCGCCAAGCCAACAACAAGGAAATATATCACCATATGGATCTACATAGATGCCGTTTTCTGTTTCGCACTTAGGAGTAATTATACTTTGTTCTAATGAAGCGTCTCTATATGATTTATCCAACAACGCTGTTAATGACTTTGACGGTGTTTTCTTAAATCTTTCTGTTTGCGCAGGCGAAATAGTATATTCTACATTACCGTTATTATCGTGTACTTCGTATTCTTTCATTTCATAGAATCGTGTTGTACTAACAAAGTTTACTTTTTGTACACCAATGTTTAGTAAATATGTTTCAAGTTCATCTACTTCGTGTTCATTGTGTGCAAATACTAAACTATCAACTGATGCATTGCCGCCTGCATCAATAAACGCTTTTAAATTTTCTATTACTTTGTCAAACTTTGTATTCTTGCGATATAATTCATGTTTACCTTTAAATCCGTCAACAGCAAATATAACATCAATATTATGTTGTGCTAACTTTGCCCACCATGCTGGATTACGCATACCGCCATTAGTATGTATTCCCAATCTTGCTGTTGGATTGCATTCACGCACATATGAATATATTTCTAAACAATTTATTGCAAAGCAAGGATCACCATAGTTACCGCAACTGTAAAAATTATTTAATTGAGCTAAGAAGTCTCGAGGGAACCATTCTTTAAATTGTTCAATGCTAATATCACCATTGCGTATGAATGGGCGTGTTGCGCCGCCATGAAAGTTTCTAGCACACATTGGACATTGTGCTTGACACTTATCTGTAAGCTCGATATGAACTGTTTTGATGTCAGCTACATTCTGCATCAAACTGTTCCTTTAGCCAATCAAAATCATTTATAAGACCAATATTGCTCCTATTAGAAATCCCAAACTTCCTGCCAGCATTAGCGCCATTAAGAGCGTAGCTGCCATAGCGTTCCTCAGAGCCTTTTGTACACCATGTTTCAAGTCTTTGTTCTGTTTCTTCATTGTCTTGTCTCGTAATAGTCTTACTGCTTAGTTTAGCACATTCTCTAAATGCACCTTTCCATGTTTCAAATGGACTTGTATTAAATGCTGTAATATTTGCAACTTCATCTACAGCAATAAAATGTTCGCTTATGCTTGTAGTCATATCTGGTTTAGTTGTATCCATCCCTATTGTAAGGTTGCGAGGAAATAACTTTACTCCTCCATAACCATATTCTAATCCATTAATAGGATTCTTTGCTCTCCATACATGCACATGATCTAATTGATGTTCTGGTGTTTCGTAGTTAAAATTAAATGTATCTAATATAAGTGCGTCTGCATCTACAATCCAAAACATCTTAGTAAAGCATTTCTTTGCTGCCTTTATGTGTGCTTGATGTATTCCTTTAACTCCGTGTACACGTTTAGCCATAGGAAATCGTGCCTTTAGTGCAGTATAGTTTTCATCTGCAGAAGGCTCCTGGTAACTTATGAATACGATATCATACATGCTTTATTATAACACCTTTTGACATATTTGTCAAATTACTTATATGATTGTTTTAATGCAGTTATTAAATCATCAACATTATCTTTGTCAGCAAAATAGTGTATACCAATGCCGCCAGCAGCAGACCATTGTGAAACATTGTTAATTTTATCATCAACAAGGATATTTGGCGAGCCATCTATCCTATCAACTGCATATTTTTCTTTGTTTCTTGTAAAGATTAAGTTAGGAATTATCGGCATAAATCCGTGACGTTCTAACCATACTCTTTTCCAATAGCTACTATTGTGTTGATCTTCAGTTAATGGACTTGAGCATATTCCATAATCATCACCTGCAATTTGTTTAACTGCTGATACTAATTTTTTAGTTGATGGATATAAGTCAATAGTATTAAAAAAATCTGTAGACTTTAATTCAAATACTGCTTTGTCTTTGTTAGGCACTTTTGTCCAATGATCAACTCCATTGTGCTTTGCAAATGCATCGTACCAATTTGCGATTACACCGTCCATATCTAAATATAGTATCATAACTACCTCACTTACTTGTATATAAACGGATCACGTTTTTTTAAACTTGCTAACGATATCTTGTCTTTTAATTTTTGATAATACGATGCAGTATTATCGTTATCTATAAATGTAGTATAATGATCTAAAACAGATGTAATTCTAGTATCAAGTCTATATAGAAAACTATCATAATCAATATTTTTAATTATGTCTTTATATATTTCACTATTAAAACAATAGTGTCCACTAAGGATAGTTGCAGTGTCTTTATTTGCTTCTTGATCTTCTGACCATCTTTGCCAATAGTTTTTGCTGTAAACATAATCGCTAAATTTATTCCATTGTTCATCTGATGCAAATTCTTTTAATACCGTAGTATGTACTGTTCCAATTTGTGGAGCAATATTTAAACTATCAATACCAACAGAAGATCTTTTTTCTATATCAGATTTACTAAAGTAATCAGCATTATGTTCTTTAAATAAAAA